GTTAGGTTGTTGGTTAAACAATTTTAACAAACCCCGTTTTACTGGGTACGAAATCCAGTAGCATCGTTTCGTCATGCTCGCTCTACCTATCACGCCTTTTTTTTATTTTACTTCGCTGAGGGTTCCGAAGGTCGTCACTTTTGGCGACGATTTATTCAACAATAATATCGTATTTAGTTATAATTGTCAAATTCCTGTGAGATCTTTTCCATTTGTGTCTGAGAGAATTAATTTAAACGCTTCATAAAACTTCTTGCGTTCTTCTAACCCTAGTCTTCCTCCTTGAACAAGTTTCGTCATCTTTACAATATCATCAGCATCACACGCTGCATTGATATTTCTGTGATCCCAAAACCATATGGAAGTAATGACAGCTATTTCTGGTATTAATACTAGATCTGGCTCTTCTACTATATCAAATCCCATATCTTTACTGCAAGCAGTATAGTTATCTTTTCCAGTAAGTTGTATCAATCCTCTTCCACGATATAGCCATCCATCTCCACTGGATTCTGGTCCATTACCCATTCTGTTTGCATAAACTCTACTTGCAAGTGCTTTTTTATTATATTCGTATGCGTGAGCAAGACCGTCAGTAGGAAAATATTTTGGAAAAACAACCTTGAGTCTTTCTGCGGAATAGTTTAAGTTCTCTTCTATTCTAGAAAAGTAACCAGACTCATGCCCAGTTTGAGCTAAGAATCCAGCAATCCTATTAACAGTATTGATTTCAAATTTTCTAAAGGATTCTACCATTGCAGCAGAATATTTGTGAATGCCATTATTCTTTGATGGCATTACTTTCAAAACAATCTTGTTTAGATTGTCACTTGTCACAAGTATTTCTGTCATACTTCTCTACTTTCATTCCGCATTTTTTGAGAAAATCTAGACCCATAGGGCTTCTATAAAGATCCAGATAAATTAGACGTTCTATTCCTGCTTGATGTATCAACTTCGCACAATCCATACATGGAGAATGCGTAATATACATTGTAGCACCCTCAGAAGACTCGGTAGAACGAGCAACTTTAGTTAAGCAATTTGATTCTGCATGAAGAACTTCTGGACGTGTCACAAGAACTGGTGGCACAGGAGGATATCGTAATGGAGCTTCAACTGATAATTCTTCACAATTATTATCCCATCCTATAGGCATTCCATTCCAACCATAACTTAAAATTCTATCATTCTTGACCAAGACTGCACCAACTTGCAATCTTCGAGCATGACTCATTTTGGCTACACGTTGTGAAATGTCTAGATACAGCCAATCGTATCGTTCTTTTTTACTTAGTAACATTTTGTTCCATGACCGATTGTTGCTTTGAAATATAAGTTTGATTCATTTCACACATGACCAAATAAACAGCCAATATACCAGCAAATACCAAAGCCAATTCAATAAAAAAATTAATAGTATCTCTCATAATAATTCCTTAAATAGAATGGGAGCGAACCCCCATTCTATTATTTATAGAAAGATTAGTCAATCAAAAGAGTCTTTTCTTTTGGCAAAAGTTCCTTGTTGATTTCAATCTTTCTTGGCTTATCAGATTCAGGAATACTATTCTTTAGGAACACCTTAAGAATTCCATCCTGAAGTGAAGCGCCTTCAACAATAATAGTATCCATCAATGTGAATACCTTATTGAAAGAACGATTCGCAATACCATGATAAACATACTCAGGTTCAGTCTTTTCCTTTATCTCGCCAATCACAGTTAGCTTGTTCTTTTCAAGCGTGATATCAATATCACCATCCTTGAATCCAGCAACAGCTATTTCAAGAGTATAATGATACTCAGAAGTTTTAATTATATTGTGTGGTGGATATGTCGTTGGCTTGTAATCTGGTGTATCTAAAAGATCAAACAGATCAGCCCAGCGATCAAAACCAATGTGGCGAGGAAAGTTAGATGTATTGAACTTGTAAGTTTTAATGTTAGTCATAAAGACCTCCTGTTTAAGCAAGGTTGTTATTAAATCACTCACCCCGAAGGCGTGAGTTTGTAGAGATTAACTTATTTACTGGTCTAAATCTCAACAAGACCAGTTTTTTAACTCATAGACAGAGTAAAAACATCAAATGTATTGGTTGCCGTTTTTCTAAACAAATAAGTTCTAGAAGTATTAATTGCTATGGTTGAAGTAGTTACCGCTATATAAAATGTCAATCCAGCTGGTGCAGCACCTAAAGTTACAGCTCCAGTTGAATTACCAGCATTTACTATTGTAAATTGAAAAGAAGTTCCTACTGGAGAATTGGATGGAAGTTCTGCATCAATGTTAGAACCGGTTGGAAATGTTAAAGTTATTCCCGTTGAAGTCTGTGTTACAAGCACCCTCGACAATATTTGTGCTGCTGTTATTGTTGCCGTTGCCGTGACGAGTGTCGGCGCACTCATTACATTAAAAAACATTTTAGAAGTATAAAGATCACCAACTGCATTAATTCTTCCATCCGAAGATATCAACATTCCTTGCACTTCAGTAGAATCAGAACCAACATTCATTGATAAAGAAACTGGTGATGTTATTGAAGTCAATCCAGTAGTATCGACCTTTAGAATGCCACGAGTTGTTCCTGAAGAATTTTTGAAAGAAATTTGGCGATTATTTTCTAATAAAAGATTTCCGGCTCCAATATGAACTACTGCTTCAGGATTACTATTATTAAATCCAATAAATCCAGTGTTGTTTGCGACAAATATTGTATTAGAAAGTGAAGCGCCAACACCACCTCTACGAAATATGGTATTACCATCTAAACTATCGATATAAAGATTATTATCTGTTCCTTTTAAAATTCTAGATCCTGCATCAACTGCGGTAGTTCTAGATATCATTCCTCTAACATTTTGCCATCCTATTTGTTCATTATTCTTAATAGTTAGAATATAACCCGCATTTGGAGTGGCAATATTTAATCCTATATCTCCACTTGGAGCTATGTTAAGTGATTGAACACCAGCACCAAAAGTAGAAATATTTGAAGTAGTATTAACCTTGAACGCCTTCCTAAAAGCATCCAATCTTGTTTCTAATCTTATTAGAGGTATATTTTGAGAGCCGGCAGACATTTTTGAGTCCTTTTTTTGTTTTTATTCTATTTATGCGCCTGTAGAACCAAATCCACCAATTCTATCACCTTTTTGCGGTAAAACTTGATAATCGTCACTCTCGATTAACTGAATATTCGCTTTTTGATAAGCAACTAGCTCTCCCTGAGCGATTCTATTATCAGATTGCAAGATTACAACATCAGCACTATTATTTGTCATAGAAATAAAAATCTCATCACTATAATCAGAATCGATAACTCCAACTCCATTTGTCAACATAAGACCATGTTTAAAAGATAGACCAGATCGTGAATATATTTTAATGCAATATCCATCAGGAATATCTACACAAACCCCTGTGGGAATAAGTATTCTGTCTCCTGGTTCTATAACTAAAAAATTATGCTGTAATTTTATTTCTTCTAAGTCATTTAAAACACTAAAAACTTTTACTGCTCGAAATGGATATAAGCAAGAAAAAAAATCAAAGCACGCAGCACCTTCTGTAGCATAAGATGGAATTATAGCGGTTTCATGTAGCTTTTTGAATTTTAAAATTTCATTTGAACTCATTTAACAATCTCAAAAGCATCTTTATTCATATAAGAAATTTTTCTATTTTCTATATCAGAAAAAATTGCAATGAATGATTTTCCGTCAATTATTTTTGACGGATAATTGTCCGATGTAAATGCAATATCTCTAGAGTATCTATTTCTCAATTTTACAATAGTCTCTTTCTTTCGGAATTTTTTTGTCTTCATTGCCACACCTCATGTTTAAGCGACCTTTTTCTTACCTATATTATATTTTGCGACAAGTTCCCAATCATTTTTTTCCTTGAATGAAATAATTTTAATTTCTTGTATAGGAGAAAATTTATCTGGCTCCCAATTTTCAAAATCATTTTCTAATACTTTCACCAAACCCCACTCTTCTAGTAATCTAGAAATAGAATTCCTTCTACTTATATCTTTTTCACTTATATCAGTGGGCTTTCCATCTAGCTTAAATAGCTCCTTAAAATGAACTATAGCATATTGACCTTGCTTATGCAAGATATGGCATGATTGATATAGAATTTTATCTTTCTTAGAAGAAATGCCGATTCGTGTTAGTGTCTCTTTTACTTTGAGGAAATCGTCAGGAGATTGCAGAGAAACGAGAACTCCAACTCCTTTAAATATATCTGTTTCATCAGTTTTCACAACAATTCACCTTTCTTATTCTGTTGAATATATGGGATTTTTTCCCGTCTTTCTTATTTATGAATACCACCTTTTTGGAGTTTTTGTTTGATAAACTCCAAATTTTTTTCAGAAAGAAGTGAAATTAATTCCCTAGCGCGAATTGTAGAAACACCATAATACTCTTTTACTTCTGCAATATTCTCTTCATCCTTTTCTTTTTTCTGCCACTTTCTAAATGGTCGCTTATACTTTCGTATAGAATGAAAAAGAAATTCGTATTGCATATTAGACTCTAAACCAGATCGTAAGTTCATTTCATTTGCTTGCATGATGCAATCATAGTGATATGAGATAGCACGATTTGTGATGTAGGGCACATAATCAGAAATATTTTCAGCCAATTCTTTCGACTGAAGAATATTGTTTACGATTTCAAATGGATTAGACATTACACAAACTCACATTCTAGCATCAGTTCGGTAAGACAAGCCATCAAATTAATTTCATGATCAACAACAAACGCAGCCTTATATTGATAATCAGCAAGAATCAAAACAGCTTTAGGAATAGAAGTTTTCTGTATGTGTTCATACAGGTTATCATAAATTTCCTTGAAGATAACTGACGGATCAGAATCACAAGTGCTGACCCACTTTCTTGTTGCAGAAAAATCTTTCTCACGCAAAAATGAAATCAATTCATTCAGCGAGAAGTTTTTAACTTGTGCAAGAATACCAACGTCAATTTTACCGAATTGAGAATATCGCTGAAGCTCATTAATGATTCGTCTAAAATCAGGAAAATGCTTCTTGATGATTTCCGCAAGAACAGAAGAGTCATACTCGACACCTTCTTTATCGAGAATCATTTGAACTCTCTTGAATATCGCAGACGCCATTCGCGACTTCTCACTCTTGTTAAGAGTAAAATCGATTACGGCGCAACGAGAATGAAGAGGTTCAATTATCCTATTCTTAAAATTACAGGTGAAAATGAATGAACAATTATTTGAAAATTCTTCGATTGCATTTCTCAAAGCTGGCTGAGTAGAATTTGGATTCAAATAATCAGCTTCATCAATGATGATGACTTTTCTTCCGCCCAGAAAACTGAGTGATGACGCATAGCCCTTAATCTTAGTCCTGAATGTGTCAATACCTGATTCATCAGAACCATTAATCATCATATTGTCACAACCTACTTCATTACAAAGTGCTTTTGCAACAGTTGTCTTACCGACACCCGCACTACCAGCGAGTAGTAGATTGGGTATCTTCTTATCTTTTACATATTCTTGAAAAGGCTTCTTGAGCCTATCAGGAAGAATACATTCCTCGATTGTGCGAGGGCGATATTTTTCACACCATAGAATATCATCATTGTCACTAAACATATAGTTTTCTCATTATAAAAATTGGTGCCCTCGGAGAGACTCGAACTCCCGACCTTCGACTTACAAAGACGCTGCTCTACCAACTGAGCTACAAGGGCTTATAGAAGATAAGCACAGGCTCATACTTGAGCCATATACCATTCACTTTACAGAAATTTTTTGCTTTAGGCAAGCCTGTTTCTTCATCTATTCTATTACCTCCAGGCATTTGTGCGAGACTCATCTTTAACTTTCCTAGGTAGTGCATACCGAGGTCAATTAAAATATCAATAGAGTCTTTTTCCAAAGGCAACATTTCACCATCGAATACTGCATCAGCAATATTCCATAGAAGATAACGATCTTTATTTAGCCATTCTACA